CCAGATGTAGTTGTATCCCAATATGATGTTGTAGTTGTTGAAGAAGAATTATAACCAACTAACCCACCAACATTAGTAGTTCCACTAACAGCTCCAGTAGAATAACAATCTGTAATTGTTGAAGAAGAAGAATTATAACCAACTAACCCACCAACATTAGTAGTTCCACTAACAGCTCCAGTAGAATAACAATCTGTAATTGTTGAAGAATAAATATAACCAACTAACCCACCAACAACACTATCTCCAGTAACAGCCCCAGTAGAATAACAATCTGTAACTGTTGAAGAATAAGTATCACCAACTAACCCACCAACAACACTATCTCCAGTAACAGCCCCAGTAGAATAACAATCTGTAATTGTTGAAGAAGAAGAATTATAACCAACTAACCCACCAACATAAACATTACCTGTTAAATTACAATCTACAATTCCAACATCTTTAATAGTTGCTCCCTTAGTATAACCAAATAATCCTATAGTATTAGTAGCATCTCTATCTATATATAAATCACTAATAGTTTTACTATTTCCATCAAATTCTCCTGTAAAATTAGTAGTAGAATTTCCAAGAGGCAACCAACCCTGATTGGTGTTAGCAGTTGAACTGGCATAAGTAGAGTATCCAGTAGTAGAAGAACTTAAATCATTACTCAACTGAAAATATTTATCTAAATCATTATTAACTTCTTGTAATTGGGCCCAAGAGGTAATTAAATAAGGGCTTTCAGATGTTCCACTACCACTACCACTAAATGCCATTTATTAAAATATAAATACAATTTTTATAATTAAAATAATTTAGAATTAAATCACTATAATTTTCCATTTTCAATACAGAAAATTTTAATTAATGGTGCTATCCCAAGTTATATTTAAATTATCTTCGCTTCCCATAGATTGGTCTGCAAAGCAAGTTCTTGCAAACATACTTCCAGTTGATGCTGCATTAAAAATCCCTGCTTCATTAATAACCTTTGTTCCATCTGCTGTGAAACTTCCGATTAATCTCATTGTATCGTTTGTTGTTCCACTTGTCTGTTGTGTTCCTGTTGCAGCTTCTCTATAAGATTCTGTTCCTAATGCTGTGTCTGTTGCAATGATTGTATCGCTTCCTGTTCCAATAGCAATATAATCAAATGCTGTTCCACCTGCTACATCTCCAGTCATTAAAGATGTTACTTGTGATTTACCAACATTCATTGTTGTATTTGAAACTTCGATTAATTCTCTTTTTCCATTTGCTGAAACCTTTTCTATTGTTACATGTCCTTTAAATCCAAAATTGTCTTTCATTTTTACCTCCTTATAAACCCATTATAAACTTATTTTAGTTGATAATTCCTCTGATAGTGATTTACTTATTGCTTCGGGGTCTAACCCATAAATAGAATCTATGTGAATACTTATTCCACCGGGATTTTGTGTTGCTATTATTGTGTCATTTGGATTTGTTTCTATAATTTGTCCATTAGGTCTTATGATTGCATCATTAACACTTTTACTTCCTGAAAAGAAACTACCTACTTTTCCACCAACTTTTCCTATAACACCGCCTATTTTATCTAATACCCCTAAAGATATTTTATTAATCCAAGTAACTAAATCTTTAATTATTTCTACTAAAGAGGCAATCCAACCATATACTTTTTCAACAACACCTGAAAAAATCTTTATTACAGGAGTTATTACTGCGAAAGCAATTTTTAAAGCTATTAATGCACGACCAGAAACTAACTCAACAATTAATGTTAATATTTTTGCTAATGGTGTGATTATTGGGGTTAATGCTATAAGTATTTCTGATAATGGTGGAACTAACTCTTTTATCATTGGGATTAAGGGTTCTATTACTTGCATTAAAGCATCAAATAAAACAAATGCTAATTCCATTAATGGGTCTATTAAAGGTGCAATAGCATCAAATATTTCCATAAATACCTCTGCTAATTTCATTAATTTATCTACTATTCCAGGTAAATATGGTGCAAGTTTTTCTATTACATTTTTTAAGAATTCTCCTATCACAGGTATTAAAGGTTTTATTGCTGGAAATATATCATCTACAAAAACCTTTGCTAAATCTAAAATTACTGGTATTAATTCTTCACCTATTGGTTTTATTAAGGCAATAAAAGTATTTTTTAATATATCTATTTGAGAAGTAAATGAGGCATATTTTTTATCTGATTCTTCTGTTAATGCTTTATTTTCTTTCCATGCTTTTATTGAGGCATCAATAGATTTAGTTATTCCATCTTCTGAATTTGATAATCTCAACATAGTGTCTGAAATTCTAATTGATTTTAAATCTAAATCTTCTAAAACTCCAAATGTATTTCCACCAGATTCTGATACTTTTTTAAGTCCTACAATTACATTAGACATTGCTTCAACTGGTTTAGTTTTCCAAGCTTCTGAAAATTCATCAATACTCATTCCAGCAACATTAGCATAATTAGTTAATTCTTCACCACCTTCACTAACTGATTTAGAAATAGTAATCATTGCCCTCGAAATTGCACTACCACCCATTTCTGACCTAATTCCCAATGAACTTAAAGCAGCACTCATACCAAAAACCTCTGGAGTGCTTAACCCAATGGTTTTTCCAGCACCCATAATTCTCTTAGACATATCAACAATTTCTGCTTCTGATGTTGCAAAGTTATTTCCTAAATCAACAACTGCCGCACCCATTCTATCAATATTTTCTAATGGTTCTCCCATAACATTTGCTATTCTTGCAAAATCTGTTGCTGCTTGTTCTAAAGTTAAATTTGTAGAATCTGAAATCCTTGCAATAGTTTCTGTAAATTTTGTTAAATTATCAACCCCTGTAACACCTAATTGTCCAGCTATTTCACCTATTTGAGATAATTCTTCAAAGGTTTTAGGTATTTCTTGAGATAAATCTATGAATCTGTTTTCTAAATCTTTAAATTCTTTTTCAGTTAAATTGGTTGTTTTTCTAACACCTATAAAGGCAGTTTCAAAATCTGATGCTGTCTTAATTGCATAAGCACCCAACCCTACAAATGCAACAGCCATAACTTTTGCTGTTGCTTTAGCAATTCCACCTAATTTTCCTAAGGTTGTATTTGCTTTTTTAAAAGTGCTACTAAAATTATCTATTCCTTTTATTACTATGGCTATTGCTGCCCCTTCTGCGAATGCACTACCTACGCTTACCATTTTTCTTTTTCATTTGTCTGTTGTGGTCCTTAATCATTTGAACACAGGTATTAAACTCTTGTAGAGTTAATATACGAACATCTCTTAGTGTCCAACCTTCAAAAAATTTGCAAATGTTTAATTCGCTTTTTATTCTTCTTTGTTGGCTGGTGTCTGAAAATCTAAACCATTAACTTCTAAGATGGATTTTTCTATTTCTTTTCCCTCTTGGATTGTGAGCTTACTTATTTCTTCTTCAGTTAGCCCTAAACTTGCTTTAAATAGTTTTAAAACCATTTCTTTCTTGTTTGCTGGGTCTATATCAACTGCTTCCAAATAAGGAATCTCATTAATGGAATATTTCTTACCATTTACTTCTATTTCCTTCATTTTTATTACCAAGGATTTAATTGTCCACTACCGATTAAACTTGTATATTCTACTGCTGAAATTGTTTTTGGCATTATTTCTATTGAACTTTCTGTTGCTCCATCTATTGTAGATGGGTTTTCCATACTCATTACCTTACAACCACTCAATGTGTATATTGTATGTTGGCTTCCTGTTGTTGAATCTGCATCTAAATCAAATACACCATTAAAAGTTGTATTAGATTTATAATAAGTTTCATATAAAGTCTTTGCAACATCACTATCTAAATCCATTGTTACTGATAAAGAATTTTCTCTATCCTTTGGATATGGTGTTGAAATATCTCTTGAACCATTTATATAATGTGGTGCTTCAAAATTTTGATTAATTGCTAATGCTATTTCCTTTGCTGTATTTATTGCATTTGTTCCTAATGTTAAAGAACAATCACTCCATAAATATGGTCTACCTGTTATTTCAGTTACAGCTGTTGTTGTTCCTGAACTAAAAGAAGATGTTTTTCCAATATAATCTATATCTACTTTAACTTTTTCTCCCTGAGAAGATGTTATTGTAACATTATTTATGCAAACCCCATTAATAGTTCTTATAAAGTTTTTACCAGTTCCCGCAGCTTGTTTTGAATCTTCAAGTGTAAAGCTTATTGGTGGATTTAAATCTCCTGTTCCTGATACAAATGGGTTTTGTCTTACATTAGTGTTTACTTCAGTTGCTGTATGTTCTGAATTTGTTCCAGAAGTATCAAAAATTGAACCTACACACCAAAAAGGCAACCTCATATCCATTGGATGATAACTGAAAGTTCCAGTAACATCTCTTGGTCCTTGTTCTATTGCATCATAAGAACGAGTTTCTGTTCCTAAATATCTATTTACTAATTTATTTTCTGCTTCATCAACTGAGTGTTCTTGAACCTGTCCAATCCAAAATGAACTACCAGTCATTGGCTCACCAGAAGTTCCACTCTCAAAAATTCCTACAAGTTTGTTATAATCTGCTATATATCTTGTCATTTTACCTCCTTATAATTAGTTTAAATTCCAGAAAGAATATTGTATTGTTAATATTCTTGATTTAACTGAGTTTTCCCCTATTTCGTCCAACTCATTCATACTTAATAATTGGAAATTATGTAAATCATTTTCCCTGCTTCCATTAGCTACAAATTGCATACTTTTTAGTCTTGTGTATACATTTGTGCTCAAAACATCTTTTTCTTTCTCATTTCGTGCCCAAACGCGAATTTCAAGGGTTACAACAACATCCATAGCTGTTGTTTGCATACCAGCCCTTGTTGCTTCTTGATTTGTTAATTTAATAGTAACCAAAGGATATTTTACAGCTCTTTGAGGAAAAGAGGTCATAATAAATTTAGAAGTTCCACTCCTTTGAGATTGTATTGGGTCTGTTATGTTTGTTGTTAGGTCGTTTTTTATAAAATATAAAATATCTCCTATGAAACTTGATACACTTGTCATTTTTCCTCGCTTGGTTTGTTTAGTTCGCTTACTTAAACTATTTTATAAAATTAGATTTCTTTATATATATTGATAATTCGATTATATATTAAATCTTTTTGATATTATTTCGAACTATTGAGATAATCTTTTTCTTATTTCGGTCTTTAGAATTATTGAAGTGTCTTCTGCCTGTTGATTTACTTGTTCCAAACTCTAAGAATTTAGCATAAGAAACCATTGAGTAAACCACTGCATTGTCTTTATTTGATTGAAAATCTACTGAATTTAAGAATCTACCAGTATCAACACTTGTTTTTTCAGCTCTATGTCCTGCAATACTTTGTTTTACTTCACCCTGTAAGAATAATGCAGCCTTACTTAAACCAATAGTTTCATCTATCTTAATTTTAGTTTTCTTTTTTAGAAGTTTTAATTTTGCAGCCTTTTCACCTAATACTTGTATTTTCATTCTCCAATAAGACTGCCTATTGGTAATTTTCTAACATAAATTCTTTTATATATCTTTTCACCATTTACCTCTGGTGTATAACTTTCCAATACTTGCCTGTAAACTTCACCTGATGGGCTACCAATTTGAATTTTAGATTGTAATTCGCTTCCAGTAACATTTAAACTGCCCACTACAAAAATCCTCTTATCTCCATCAATTAATTTGCCTTGTTCCATTAATACAGAATCTTGACTTCCCTTTTCATTACTTAATGGGAATACTACTCCACTTGTCCAGACATCTCCTGAGGTGGTTAAAACTAATTCGTCATCCCAAACACTACCAATAGATTCATTGAAGTATCTAATCATAATTTGGTCTCCAGCTCTATCAATTATACTATTTAATCCAGCTTGTAATGTGTCTTTTATCATTTTAACTTTGGCTTCTTCTAAAACCAACACTTCTTCCAAGATATTTTAGTTCTATTTCACCCATTGACCGCCAATCTTTTGAGGACATACTTTCACCACTTTCTTCAATACTCAATTCTGATAAACTTACCTTTTCTCCGCCAGCTTGGGCCTGAACAAAGTCAATGGTATCTGCTTTTGCAAAACTAACTATTGCTGGTTGAAACCTATCATCAATTGAATTAGAACCAATATTCTGCCCAGTATAATTCTCAACATGTTGTCTTGCCATATCGACAATCTCAACCATATTTCCACTTACACCATCTGGAACATTATTAAAGTTCTCAATTATATGTATTGCTATTGAACCAATTGTATTTAATACCATCTTATCGTCTTTTGACTTGCCTTTCAGCGATTTTTAAATTTAGCTAATAGAACCTATATGTATCCATTCTGAACCGCCCTGTTCTTCGCACATATAATATTCGTTGTTCAATACATCCAATATTATATCACTTCCAACATTGCCAGTTGCTATATTATCTGGGTTACCTATATGCAGCATTATACCTGCACAAGCTAATCCTGATGTTCCAGCTCCTTTGTCCATTCCGTCTACGAGTCCTATTAAACTCCCTAATTGTGTTACCATTTGATTATAAAGATAAAAGTTAAAAAATAAAAAAAAAATAAAAATAAATAATTTTTAACTTGTTGTTATTTTACAGATTGAATAATCCCTTAGAAGTTCAACATCGAATCTCCAAGTAATTGCTGCCCCTTGCATATCAAACAAAGGTAAGTCAAAGTTCTCCATTGTAATGTCTCTTTTAATAGCCATTACATAAGCTTGACCCCTATCAATTACCCAACAATATTTCTTTTTAGTTGCTGGTGCACTTGTAGCATTTCTTGAAAATCTTACGACATTCATTCCAAAGATATTTCCTAAGAATCCTCTTTTCAACATATCAGTATTACCTGATTTATCAGCTTCAACAAAAGTATCGATGTTTCTTAAATCCATCAATATTTCATCTCCAATAATAAAGTCAGTTGGTGTATAGTCATAACCTTCTACATTGTTCATAGCTTCTGCGATGTTTGCAATTGTAATTGCTGCACCTCCAGATACCGTATTAGAACAAGTATTTAGTTCATCAATTACTAAAGATGTTTCTTTTTCTCCAATTCTCTTACCAACATATTTAATATGTTTTTGTAGTAATTCAAATTGAGAATCTTCCATCATCTCTCTTGTAATTCTAACTGCTACTCCGTATTTAACTGGTTTTAATGTAACTGTTGAATAGTCTAATGCATCCATTGGTATTTCTGCACCTTCTCCAACTTGTCTTACTGCAATTCCGTCATCAATTAAATTGATTGTAAATTGCGAGCCCTTATTTGCTAACATTTGTGGAGTATAAACTATTGCTGCCAATTCTCTTGGTAATAAATTTTTGTCTACTTCGTCGATTAAATTAGGCATGATTAACTTTGGTATTAACAAAGTTCCCTCTGTTCCTGTATCTGTTGATATATATTCTGTTATGTGTTTAAATGCCATTTTATAAATTTAAGCTTGCAAGTAAAAATTCTTCACTTCCTGCTGATGTGATTGCTCTACCTATAACTCCTGCAACATTACTTCCGCCTTGTGCATATCCTAATGGTGCAATACTTTCATAAGATGATGCTCCACTTGATAATACTATTAATCCGCCTCCGCTTATTGCGCCAGCACTTCTTAATAGATAGTCTCCTTGTCTTGCAAAGGTAACATTTTCGTTTGAACCTGCATTGTTTAATGCAATTCCATTACATCTACCCCAATGATTACATAAAGCTACTTTTACATCAGTAGTTGCATAACTTGAAACTCCAGAACTAACAACACCGTCTGCTCCTGAACAGAAAACAAATTCTCCACCAGATATTACCTCTCTTGCTTTTCCTGTAAGAGTTCTTGGTATACCAGCATCAAAAATTGCAACTGCCCCTAATGGGTTTGCTTGTGTCATTTTATCTTATTAAAGTAAAGGAGCCGCCTTTTAAAGAACCAAATCCTTGAACTATTTTATATCCCTTTTCTTCAAATACTTCTTCGTCTTCAGCTTCTTCTTTAGTTTCTTCTTCAGTTTCTTCTTCAGTTTCTTTTACTTTAGTTTCTTCTTTAGGTTCTTCTTTTTCTTCATCAACATCTGCCATTTCAGTTATTTGTTTTTTTAGAGATTTAATTTCTTTAGATAAGGTCTTTAAACTCTCAGATAAATCTTCAGTTGGTTGTTCTTTAGTTTCTTCAGGCTTTTCAGCTTCTGCTTCTACCTCTTTAACAACTTCTTCCTTAGGTTCTTCTGTCTTAATTTCTTCTTCACTCATTTTTAACCCTCCTTTCAATTCATTCGAATTTGATTGATATGCTTCTTTTAAAGCAATTTGAAATGTTGCACCAGAATCTGCTGGGATAGCAACTAAGCTTAATTCCTTAAATTGTATTCCTCTTGGAATGTAAAAACCACCATCTTCTTCAATATCTTCTGCTGATGCACCAATTGAAACACTATCTATTCTTCCATCTTTAATCATACTTTTAATTTCTTTATCAATTACCTTTGCTTTAAAATTAACTTTTTCATTTACAGAATCATATATACCATTTATTACTCTCCCCTTAATTGAGGCTATTTCATTGACATGGTCTATTAATAATGGAACACCATTTAAAGATTCTGCTGCTGGTTCTAATTCTTCGGCTAAAAACTTATGATTATTTGAAGTTATTGCTGCATTTATAGCTGTTCCCTCTATAAAGAAGTCATCATTCTCAAATCCCTTCTCAAGAATTGGAACACTATATGATAATTTAATTGCTTTTTTTGTCATCTTACATAAATAGGTTATTTAGATTTCTTTATATATTTTGATAAAATGATTATATATTCAATCAAATCTCATAATTAATGTAACATCGGTGTTTCTTTGACCGAGAATAGTAATAATTAAACTCTCATTTAAAATAAATTTCTCAAAAGATGGAGAATCCCGCATATCCTCAATAGGTGTTGTAGTTCTATTTCTTGGGCAATAATAGCCTACCCCTTCATGTTGTCTCCTATGAATTATTAAGTATCCTAATTCGCTTTCTATTAATAGTTCTACCGGGTTATTTGATTCAATAATTAATGAATTTAAGAATCCTTTTAGGCTTCTTGTTTTAAATGATACTTGTCCTTGTTCTGTGTTTAAGCTCACTTTAAACTCATTACTTTTATAATTTATATCTATTTCTTCTTTCATAGTTCTAAGTATATTGATTTAACTCTTGTTCTAAATATTCCTTTATTATTTCCTCTTGATGTTAAGTTATTTCCTAATCCACCATACATAAATTTCTGTCTTGATAGTGTATCGTTTATATCTTCGTTTGCTATTGCTTCATCACCAGATAAGTCAAATTGTATATCCCCACAATGATTATCAAAGATTATTGTTTGGTTTGTTTCAGGTTTATTTATTATCATTCTTCAATTAGAAAACCCTCCATATCTTTCTGTTGTTTTTCTTCTATTCCTTTCTTTATTTTAATAAAGCATTCACTACACAACCATAAACCATTTACTAAAGTTATTGCATCATTACCACAATTATCATAATTATGGCATTTAGGTTTCATTATCATATGCTCACCCATGTACATCTACAATTTGGGTGAACTGGAATTAACCCATATGCCTCTTTTATATTATAAACTGCACCATTTAAACTCATACATTCAGGGCAAGTCCTATCAGATAATGCTGCTAAAAACCTCACTTGTCCTACCTTATTGTCTTTATAAGTATCAAGTAAACCCATATTTGCCAATCTTATTGTTTCTGTTCTTGCAATTACATTTGGTCTACTTTCTTTGCTCATAGTTAATACTTCTTCATTATCCTTTAATGTGTATCTATCCTTTAGATTGATATTTTCTTTAATCTCTTTTTCCATTTGCCTTATAGTCTTATTCTTTCTAAATCCATCATTTAATACGAATTTTAGTTTCTTAATTTCTTTTTCTGGTAATTTACCTAATTTTAAGTCTAAGTCATTTTCTGCTAATAAGTCTGTAA